TCTTCAGGTCTTACAAAATACCATCTGCTTCTATATTGAAACATTGTCTGAGAGAAAGCTCTGTTGATTTTCTCTATAACCGTGTACTTATCTTCGTAAAATCCATCTCCAGTACTAAATGTCCTTGCATCAACATAGCATTGCTCCAATGATGAATCAGTCAAGGTATCATCCATTGTAGAATGATAAAGATTACTTATTATATGATTTCTAGTAAAAGGCAAAATTGGTATATTGGCAGCATAACTTAAAAAACCATAAGGAGTAAAATTGCCTATCAACTCATTACCTGATGTATCAGTTAAAGGTTGTTCCTTAAGCAATCCTAAGCCCTCTGTTGCCCTTAAAGTAATAATATGCTGAGTATCTTGCCATACTTCTTGAAAGTCATCTTGAAGCAAATATCCAATCCAATAAAACCTTGTCGTACTCATAAACTCAAAAGCAACGTAGCAAAATACATCTGAGTTGCCTAAAAAATCATCAATACTAACTCCCGTTTGACTTAAGAAAGATATGGTTGCTTCTTGTGGTCTAAGTGGTTTATAAATATCCTCATCAGTATTAAACTCACGAAGTACAAAAGGATTAGATGCACCTTGTAAGTTAATGATGCTACCCGCATAGCCATCTATGTACATACGCACTTTACAAGTCTGATCTTGTCGAGTCTTAAAAATTATATTATATTTTTCTCCGTATGTTGGCATATTATCCTACTCTACTTATTTGTGAATTTGTCCTATTAATACTTCCTACCAAATCAGTACCTCTTAGCACGATATTAACACTTCCGCTCATTCCCATACCTCCACCTTGCACTCCTCCAAAGTTAGCAGAACCTGCTCTTGCTCCAATGCCACCAAGTAAATTACCAATCCCTCCAAGTAATCCTCCTGCTGCAAATGCACCTCCAAATGGAACTGCGAAAATAGAGATAAGTCCATTTACAATGGCAGTTGCAGCCAACTTAGCTGCAATTTGACCTATTGACGTTAATAAAGCTTTTGTGAAGTCTTTAATTGCAAATGTTCCTTTTGTGAACAATGTTTCAAATGCTGAGTTTAAAGGCTGAAAAAAAGTGTTTTGCAATAAGTCTTTAACCCTTAAATAACCTTGAGCAATATTTTGTAACTCAAGTAATTTAGCCTTTGTTTCATCAGTTTGTAATCCTTCTAAAGTTGGCTTTTGTAATTGGAAAGGAGATAATTTCGGTTTAAGCAAATCATCTAATTTGCCTTTTAATTTACTAATTGGTATTAATGACTTATCTACCTCAGTAACTAAATAATCAAATAAACCTGCTCTGCCTTTTGTTCCTTTAACTAATTTTGATTTTGTTACAACCTCATCTTGCTTTTTAAGACTATCTGTTAATTCTTTAGTTCTTAAATCAACGGCAGCTATTCCATTAACGGTTGGTATTAAATTCTTTTCAAACTCTTTATAAGCAGGGATAAGATTGTTGAATGCTTTTACATTTGCTGCATAAGCTTCTTGTGCTGATTGCAAAGCAAGTGCCTCTTGGTCGATAATTGCACCAAAGTTCTTTGTACCATCAAATCCTTTTTGCCTTGCTATGGTGTAAGCATTTTGAGCAGCAGTTAGTTTTGCAATTAATGCAGGTCTTTCTAATTCTAATGCCGTTTGCTCTGCAACATTTTTATTTATTAATGCACTTAATGCTGTTTCTTTAGCTTTTAGGAATATTAAAGATTGAATTGCAGTAACATTGCCTAAAAGCAAGTCGGTGTATTTGCCCGTAGCAATACTTTCAGCAGTAATTCCTGCAAGAACATCCGGACTAATTTTCTTTAATTCTACATAAGCAGCTTGTCTATCTTTAAGTGGCTTGTCTAAATCTAATAGTGTTTTTGTTAAAATACCTATTTCTAAAGACTCAGTTGCAGTTGATCCAACTGAGGCAGACAATTCTTTATTAAAATCTTTTTGTGCTTTTGCTAATAAGTTTGTTTTGCCTATAAGTGCTTCTAACGCAGCACCCAAAGAACCATATTTTGAAATTAATCCAGTCACCGCAGCAGTCGCTATACTAAATGCAAGAAATATACCTGCTGGTCCTATCAATGCAGAACCCATTGCTTTAAGAGCTGCAACTGCCCCTCCTGACTCTCCAACAAGTTTACCAAAAGATTGTACAAGACCTGGAATATTGTTTTGAATACCTATAAAACCAAATGGTAAATCTTGTGCAATTTGACTAACGTTTGTTAGTGCAATCCTTGCCCCTTTAGCACTATCCTCTACTTTACCAAATGCAGCAGCAGCAGGTGTGCCTACTGACTTTAAATTACTTAAACTTGTTTGTAATGCAGATATCTCAGCGTTAAGCTTAGGTATCTCAGCACCGGTTGCAGTTTTAAGAACATCTTTTAGTTTCTTAATCTCTTTTGTAACGTCTGCAATGGAAGCATTGAATTGTGTTACATCTGCACCAAATTCGTATATTAAATCCATTACATCAACCTTTTAAATATTTCCTTTATCTCATCATCTGAAATAGCTTTGTTCTCGTCATCATCGCCAGGTAGTTCCCACAACTGCTCAGGTGTTTTTGGTGCGGTCTTAGGATCACCCATTAACCGCACCATTGTAAACATCAAAAGTCTTGTCTGCTTGTAAGCATCAACTTTTTTATCTTGATGTCCCTTAAGCATTAAAGATAAATGCCTTGGACTCATTGCATAAAAATCATTAGGCAACAACATCAACTCACCAAACGCAAAAGACTCTATTTCTTCCCACGAGTAGTCTTTTTTTTTGGCTCTTCAGCCTTGCCTACTTGAGTCTGCTTTACAAAGTCACTTGCTGCCCAAATGCTCATAATGTCTTTTATACTTGCAAGAACCTCTTCGTTGTTTAGATTTAATTCAATAAAATCAACAAAATCTTCGAAAAGAATTGTAGGAACTACATCTTTTATTAGACAATTATTATAATAACCGCTATAAAGTATGTGAGCAATTCCAATCTCGTTTAAGCTATCGCCTTGAAAAGCAATACCATCAACGAATTTACCTTGCAAATAACGGAATGATGCCATCCCAAATTTAAGTCCGAGTTTCTGACCATTAATATCAATCGTAGTATAGTTCATAAAATTATGCAGTTATGTCAATAACACCTGATGAAGTAAAGCTTCCGCTAAACTTAATAAACTCAGCATTTGCTTGAGTCAAAGTTAAAGAGTTGATGTAGGCAGAGAATTGATGGTAGTAAGCAGCTCCAGTTGAAGCTCCAACAACAGTTGGGTTCTGAACTCTTACCGCAACCAAAGTTTTGTTAACCATAGCAGTCAAAAGAGCATTATAACTAACTTGTGCTACTGATGGTGCAACTTCACAAACTGCATCAAAATCAACAGTTATTGAAGAATCACTTACTGATGTAAGGATGCCACAATTTGTGTTGTCTGAAGAAGTATCAGCACTTGTGTTAACTGAAGAAGAAGCCAAACAAACGAGGTTTTTGTAAGATGAGCCACCGGCTACATCAATCTCAATGTTTTGCAAAGAACCTTGAATCTGTCCCATTTTATTCTATTTTTGAATTATTGAATTATTAATCGTTAAAATCTTTCTTGTAATATATAAATCACCATTATCTAATGGCAAATATCGTGAACTTATGCGTGATAATGGAAATATTTGGAAACTTGCATCCCCAACATCCTTTATACCGGTATTAGGTAAAATCAAATTAAGTACTAAGCTTGAAATGGCATCAACAACACTTAAGTCTGGCTGCCTATACTGTTCAACAATTATATTTACATCAATGTCAGCATCAGTCACAAATTGTTGGTTGTTATTGTCCGCAACCTCATTCACACTTCCAATCATGATGTAAATGGGAGGAGTTGTCACAAATGGAGTTTGCCCATAAACCGCAACTGCACTGCCATTATAAATAACATTGCCTTCCAAAAGGTTTACGTAACATTGTCTAATATTGTTTGAGCAGTCTAACATTTACTTTTTTAATAATGCTTTTAATCTATCCTTGAACCTCTTTTTAAAATCTTTAAGCACAACTTTTACCGCAGGGTATAAATATGGAGCAGGTCTTGTCATTCCTTTTCCATTTTTAAAATATTCTCTCGCGATATTCTTCCACTCGTTAGTAAGGTTTGATGCGTAGCCTTGATACTTTTCTCCAGTACCAAATTCTATATAAGCAGCATAATTTACACCAACCCTTATCTCTTGTCTTAGCAAAGATAACTTATTTGATACAATCGCAGCTCTCATTAAACCGTTATCGACAGTTGTCACATTTTCTTTTGCTTTTCTTACAATTTCTATTGCTGCTGCCTCCAATTCATCGTCAACCTCCTTAGCAAAGTCATCTTCCAAAGCCTTAAGTTTGTTCAAAGCCTTATTAAAATAAGTATCATTGACTTGTAACTTAAGGGGTTTACTCATATCACAACTTTCTTGTACTGATGGAAGTTAAGACCATCCCAAAAAGGATAAGCAGTAACATTGCCACCTTGTGAGTCACCATTAAACTTCTTACCCCTATTGTCATAACTCCAAGCCACAAGGGTAAGTATGTCAGACTTAATATCGTCAGGAACAGAGCCATAACCTGCTTGGTAAAGGCAAACATAAGTCCCAGGTATATAAAGCCATAATTTGCCTCCTAATTGCTCGTAGTCCGTATCTTTTACAAGTATGTCATAGTTAGTAAATCCACTCTTGTATTTAAGCTCATTTACGCAGAGTAATGGCGCATAAGGTAAATCTACTATCCACACGTCTTGAGTTGTGCCACTGATGGTAAAATTGCTTCTGATGAGCTTATTTACAAATGATACACCACAAAGCTTCTCGATGTGGGTTCTTGCAGATGCAAGTAAATCACCGATGATATCATCGTCCGTATCATACGTAACTCGCATCCAATTTTTAGCATCGGTGAGTGATACTGGCTCAACAACTGCATCTTGAACTATTTGAACACTATTTATTATTATAGACATCTTTAATTGAATTTATAAACCATTTCTCTGAGCCAGTATTCGAACTTGTCCAAACTCTCTTCTCCGCCCAATTCTCCGGCTCTTTTTTTACACTTTTCGGATTGAGCTTTGTAATTAATAGCCTTCTCCATTTTAAAAATTGCATCAATCCATTCTTTAACATCATCTCTATTTTTAATAAATATTCCTGCATCTCCACAATTCTCTTTCAACCCAGGTGTTTCAGTACAAATAACCGGTATGCCATAACTCATCGCCTCAGTTGCAGTCATGCCCCAAGATTCGTATTTTGATGGCATTAACAACAATCTTGTCTGCTCGTACGTAGGCTTAATATTAGACGAATTAACGACCACTTTCACATTATCAAGCTTTGGTACAAATTGCTCGTCATAGCTTCCTAAAACGGCTAAAAACCGCTTATTAGGCAATGCTTTTGCTATCTGTTCAAATATCTTACCGCCTTTGTTCTCATTTAGGTTTATCAGCGTTATAAATTCGTTTTTCTCGGTGTTCTCGGTTGTTGAAAATTTTAAATTGTCTATCGGAGGAGTTAGGGTAAAATTATCAAAATCATATTTAAGCTCTTCTTTTATCCACTCAGAATTGTAAATAATGTGTTGTTTCTTTTCAGCCATCACAATCTCCGGATATTTATGGCTATTATGTATCAAATGAAACAATGGCTTTCGCTTCATTGCTGCCATCGATATACTCCATTTCGTATAGTCAAGGTGCGTAAAAACTGCATCGCACCAATGAAATAAGTTCTCAATCACATTTGGATTTGGAGGGAACACATCAATCTCGTCATAAACGTAATTATTGGTAATCCTATAATGATTCGCCTGATGTAAAAGAACTCTAATGTGATGACCTTTAGATTGCAAATGCTTTGCTATCCTATGTATCATCATCTCAGCTCCGCAGTTGTGGTGCGGAGGGTATAAATGAATTGACAAAAGTATATTCATATAAAGTCATAGTTAACGTAATATCCATACTTCTCATTCCTATAAAGAAGTCCCATGTACGGATAACGTTTTAAAAATAAGTCATGAGTTAAGTCATCTTGTTTGTGTTCTTCGTACACATTACCATTTACCTCACCTTGTTTCATCGTGTAAGGAACTGCAACAAGACATTTAATATTTTTTACCAAAAGTAAGCTTAACAAGTTGTCCGCATCTTCAAATGACAAATGCTCTATAACATCCCCAAAAATCGCATAGTCATAATTGCCAAATCTAAAATCGAGTACATCCTCATTGTAAACCTCTCTGTAAATATCCCTAAGATTAAACTCCTCAATGTATTTATCCCAAACCTCAATGGCATCTAAATTCTTATAATGATTTTTAAGCATTAGTCCATAAGTACCACTTCCTGCCCCTACGTCTATTATCCTTGCATCACGAGGTATATTGCTCATGATGTGATACTCAACCTCTAATTTAAAATATCCGTAGGAATAAGGCATACTTAAAAGAAGAGGGGATTTCCACCCCTCTTAATCTTTTCGTAAAACTATAAGTTACCGTAAACCGCAGCAGTTGGTTGGAATTGTAACAATTCGCAACGTGCTTCACAACGGAAAGTAATCAAGTTCTTAATGAAGTCATCCTGATCAAACTCAGTGCTTCTTACATTTAGACCAGATTGTTGAGCAATGGCGAACTTGGTAGTGTCCATTACATAAATCTTGCCTGAAGTAACAAGAGAGTGTGGGATAACTGGGATACCAACGATTCTGATGTTACCATTGTTGTCGATAACCATTCCACCAGGTACTGAGTAATCAGCAGGTTTAGTTTTCAACAAAGCAGCCCAACCTGCATGAGTAGTCAAAGAAAGGTTTGGAGTCCAGTTCAAAGCACCCAATTGAGCAACATAATCAATGAATTTCTCAGCAGTAACAGAAGCAGAAGTAGAACCTGCGGTTGCACTTGAAGCTATTGCATTAAGATAATAAGTATCTTCTGCTTTTTGAAAATCTTCAATCAATGACTGCTGAAGATAAGCTTGAAGGAAAGGCAAATCATCAATCATCTGACGAGAAACTTTAGCATAACCAGCGATGAACGACAACGCAGTGTTAACCACTGTTACATCATAATCAACTTGAGGTTTAGCAGAACCTTCAGTTTGCTTACCGAAAGAACCTTCACCAACCGGAGTGTTACCACGAGGGAAAGAAACCGAACCGGTAGAAACTGGGATGATGTTGAAAACTGAACGCAAATGTGGGTTCACGTAAGACCTAAGAGCAGGATTGTCAACATAAGATGTGTAAACAGAACCAGTAAGGTTGTTACCGATTGTCATTACACCAACTGCTTTCATGTCCATTTCGTAAGAAAAACCCTTACCATTACCCCTTGCAGCAGTTTTGATATCGCTCCATCCTTTCTCAATAGCACTTCCAATTTCATTTTTGATATTGAAAATGTGTTCAGCATAAGATGTAGCAACTTTTCTATCGGTGTTAGCTTGTAAGCGACCGAAAGCAGCCTTAGCTTCTAAAACCTCAGCACGAGCTTCTTCGATGCTCTTGTTGGTTTTCAAAAGGCTTTCGTTGATACCTTCTACTTTGCTATCGAAGTTTTTTTGTGCTTTCTCATTTATAGAAGCAACTTCGGCTTTCTGCTCTGCCATTTTTGATTCGAGGGCAGCTTCGAATTTTTTTAAATCTTCCATTTTACTTAATTTTAGTACTTGTTTAAAATTGATATAAGCGATTTTACAAACACTCTATCATCAACTTCTTTTGGCTGCTCAGGTGTTTCTTCGACTACCTTTGTGCTACTCATCATCTCAATAGCTTGTGCTAACTGTTTGACCTTTATAAGACATAAGTCAATCGTTTCCTCAGATGCGTCTGAGTTGCGGATGAACTTATCAAATGCTCTAATTTCATCTTGCATCTTCTCCACACTTTTCAAAGACTTCATTCCAATCAAAGGTGTGTTCTCATTTGCACCCCAAGCCGTTAAGCTTGATCCCTCAAAAAGCATCACATCCCTCAATTCATTACCCATATCTCCCTTTTGCTCTTGCAAGGTACGAAATCCTATGGAATGCTCTCCAATTAGTCCACTCTCCACCATTTTTATAAAATCTTTCCCTAACTGATGCGTACCAATTTGAGAAGTATAAAGCAACCCATAGCTATCTTCCTTTAAGCTTGTTATCTTACCCAATGGCTGAGATGGGTTATGGTTAAGCAAATGCTTTATCCTTCCCTTGCCATCTGGTCCCCAATCATTGATGGAGCGCTTGAATGCACCTGGCATCATAATATCGCCATCAGAGTCAACCATACCGAATGCAGAGAAATAGCCACTCACAATGCCTTTTTTGGCATCTACATCCTTTAGCTCAAGCTCAAATGACTTATAGTTGTATATCATACTTTTTTTATTATCAATTTGGTTTAATTTTCTAATTGCCCACTCAACACCGGCATCACCACCCCATGCGTCCCACATTATCCCACCGCAACCCTCATCATAAGGTACATCTTTGTTTTGCTGATGTCTTTTGAAAGATGCCATCCTCGCAATCGTATCTCTGCTTATCTTCTCTCTACTTGCAAGTTGTCTTGCTCTCGTCCAACCTACGGGAGTACCACAATCACTACCATTCTCCTCTTTATACTTTAATGCTCTTTTAGCATTGTTAGTTGCTGCTTCAGGGTAATCATTGTAAGTTTCTTCCTTAGTGTTTACTTCTTTAGATTCTTGGGCTAAATAAGCAATGTATGCGTCCCTTGCTGATTCGCGAGTTTCGTACATACAATCACCTTCTCCTATCCTATATTTTCCGTTGCTACAAGAATAAATTGGCATCTAATTTTTTTTTCTTATTAATTTACCATTTGCATCTCTCCTTGGCTCAAACCCAACTGTACACCTGCAATTTATAGAAAATCCTGCCGGTGTGGTCGGATCACCTGGAAAACCTGCCACCACTAAGTCCCCTCTCTTACCCGTTGACGTAAAATCATCCGCCCATCCCACTTTTTGACCGTTCATATCATAATGGTCATACATATCCTTCGGAATCCTTCTCGTTCTTTTGTCCCTTGCACTTATCCACACCTTGTCAACCTCGAATGGGTGCTTGTCTGCACCAATCATAGCTGCGTAATTACTTGCCCTCATCACCTCAGTCCTTGCTATCCTTTTCGCCCTCATCATACTATAACCAGTCGTTTCATCACTTAAAATATCCTTAGTTATTTGGTCGATACTCTTTCCCTCTTGTATTCCTTTCGCCACTATCTCTTGAAGCTTTACTTTAGTTGTCTGAGTCATATTTGATACCAAAGTAAATCCATATTGTACCAAAAAGTTAAGAACTTCCTTAACCCACTCACTATTAAAACCAAAGGTATCACTTTTTTGCCCCATCACTCCAACTGCCCTATATACGGCATTTCCAAAGATTACCGCAGACTCTTTGTATAGCTTGTTCATGATTGTCATCATGCTTTCATTCCACGCATAAGCACCCATCAAGCTCAAAGCACCTTGCAGTCCTGCTTTGTTAATATCATTAACGAACTCGGTTAACTCTTTCTTTATTGCCTCGTTAAATAAAGCAGTGTACTTTACATCAAGTTGTCTGCGAAGTCGCTCCACTTTCGTCCAGTATTCTCTTTGCTGCTTCGCGTTCATCTTCAAGTCTTTTTTTGTAACTAAACCTAACTTCCATTCTCATCCTCTGCTCCGTTCGGCACGTTCTCTCCGTTGGTATCTTGGGAAATCTCTTCATCACTAATTCCCATATCTCCGCTTCCGTTGTTTGCCATGTTATTAGCGTGTTCTTCATCAGTCATAGTTAAGTCCATCAATACTTGGTCGATTGGTATAAGCCCGTTACTTACATAAGATGTAGCATAAGCACCACCAAGCTCTTCGTAGTTCATCGCAACCCTCTTCTCATCATAGGTCAACCAATTAGCATCACGAAGTATGCGTGACATACGCTCCATGTCTTGCTGCATCTCAGGAAGGGCAGTAATATCAAAGTCGATGTACACATTCTCACCAAAACGTGGTACAAGCCACTTATTAAGCTCATCACGAAGAGATGCGCAAGTCGGGATGACTGTGTTAGTCATCAAGTCACGCATCGCGTTTTGGTAGTTGTTGTAGCTTGATGTGTCAGTATCAAAGATGACTGCCGGTAAACCAAACACCCTACACCATTGGTGCATTGACATTTGCATTGTCTTAACTAAGTCCATGTCAACAGAAGAAAGTCCAAAATTTAGATAGTCCCAAGGAGTTTGCAGGACATTTATCCTTCCCTTGTTATCAATTCCGTTCATATCCTCATTGACCGCCCTTTTTATCATGTTTGCTTGTTCGACTGTGAAAGTAGCAACATTTGAACCAATAGGCTTTGGAGTAATAGCTCCCTTTGCTCCTCCGTTCTGCGCCATCATGGCTGAAGCGTCAGCAGCATTGTTGCTCATCCGAAGGGTAGAGTAAGATGCCCTCATCGGAGAAACACCTCTCATGTGGGAACGGGTAGAAGCATTAAAGTCAGGATTCCATGTTCTCCACATCATCACCTTATCTTTTGCAATATCAATGCCTTGACCAACCATTAGCTTATAACCAAGGATATTATACAAATCGTTCGGATCTGGGTATATATCAAGAAAATGAGTCGGTAGTACATTCATTTCAAGGAATTTACCACCTAAGTTGCCATCATTGCCATAAAGGTCACCTTCACCAGAAAGAAAGCGATATCCAAATAAATTCTCAAAGAATTGGTCTTGAGATTGGTTTTTGTTCGGATTCTCGAGCAGGTTGGCAAGTGGACTGCCCATCACAATATTTTCAGAGTATGCGTTTTTCCTCTCAATGATGGCTTTCTCAAATGCACCTTTGTTACCAATGCCCTTAGAAAGTTGTTTGTACTTCATTAAGGAAGTCCGCCCTTTCTCTGTATCATTTAGCTTATATACATACCAAGGAATAGATGCGCACTTACGGGCAAGGAAGCTGACAATGGCATATACGTCAGCATTACCTAGGTATCCCTCATTTACATATTTCCCAGTTTCGTAGCTCTGAAGAGTTGCACCATTAAGGTATTTGAGTTGAGTATCAAATTGAACATTTGGATTAAGTCCCTTTTTTCTAAATATGTCGAATAAACCCATTTTCTATTTATATTACTCCCCAAGTTACCGAAGGGATTGTTAATTTGCTATATATGGCATATCTAAGTGCATCTGAGATATGATCGGCAAACTTGACCGGTTGGTCAAGCTTATTACCATTCCTATCCGTTTTCCACCTATAATTCTTAAGTTCCTTTAGCAAATTTAGTGATTCTTGATGAATCGTCAATGGAGTGCCTTTTACACACCTAATTCCCTCAGTCACGTCCTTATTTGCAGGTTTAGCATTAAAGCCATTGCGCACAAGTTCCTCGATTGTTTTCGGCTCGGCAGCATCGCAATAAATCTCATCCATTGGCGATAGACCTAATGCTTTCACCTTATCAACAAGATCGTTAGTGGTCAACCTTGTTTCGTAGAGTAGTTCTTGTGCATAAGCCACACCATCGTAGAACACAACCTTGCAGAGGGCAGAAGGAACATTGAACCCAAAGTCTAACCCATACACCGTTTCACCTTGCCCTTCTTCCGGCATATTCTCAGTTGTGCGATAATGAGTGTAAATAAGGTCTTGTGAGAGTCCTCTCTCGCCCAAGCCATAGATTTGCCAGTAGTTAGGATCAGCGTCCTTTAACCGATTAAGTTCGTCAACCAATTCTTTTGGAAGGAACGGATTGTCCATAAAAGTTGTGATATGGAAGTCAGAGTCATCTCTTGGTATAACATTATCGTAAATCCATGAAGAAACGTCAGAAGGATTGTAGTCTATCACTATTTTGCCCTCAGTACGCATAATTAGCTGCATCCAAGCCTCATAAGAGAGTTCATTAGCCTCATTGCAGAATAAATAGTTTCTTGCACGTCCTCTTATCTTCTGAGGTTGGTCTGCGGACACAAACTCGATAATATTGCCATTTAATGAGTAAATCTGGTCGGTTTTGTTGTGATTTGACTCAGAATAGATGCCGAGTTTGATAAGAATGTCAATAAAGTCACGCAGGACTGTACCTTTTATGGAGGGAAGGGATTGCCTGACTATCGTCAGAGTTTTTCCGTTCTCCTGAAGGAGTTTTACAATGAACCAAATTAGAATGTTGTACGTCTTGCCTGACCTTGAGCCACCCTGCATGACCGTAATCCTTTTATCCGATGAAGCGAGTAGTTCGTAGACCTTGTTAGTTTGGAGTTTTGCGTTCATAGAAAAAATTAAAAATCGAAATTACGAAATCAAGTTGAAAAGTAGGGTAGAAAATGGGGGGTGTCTTAGTTATTAAAGCATGAAATGTTAGATGCTTTAATTCATGCTTTAATGTGAGTGCTTTAATAGTATAAAGAAAAGTTTAATACCGATTTGGAGGTAACAGAAATGGGTGGAACCCCCACGGCTTCCAAAATCGATTTTCTCTAAGTTCCCCCCTATTCCTTTTGCCCACCTATAAAGTAGGTGAGTAAGTAGGTGAGTAGATAGGTGAGTCACCTACTTTCATATTAAGAAAAAACGTAATATGACAGTCATTTTTGCCATAGGTCGACATATTTCCCTTATAACCGATATTATGTTAAATAAGTATAGCATAGTAGTGGGCTATGTTGGCTTGACAATGTGACATTAATGGGTTAAGCTATCTTAACAAGTTCGTGAGGGGTAATAACTTCAACACTAACGCTGTTTAATGTAGCCTCGATTTTACTTTCGATCCTTTGTGTTGGTAAGCCATAAAAGTATTGAAAGAATATTTGAACGGCTTTTATATCCTTATTCAATAGACAGTGTTCGAGTGCCTCAATAGCTATTGAATGCATTGGGCTTAAGCGTTCAATGATTTCGTGTTCTTCCATTCGTCTTTTACGTCCACTACCTTCGCGCTTACCCCCAACGGTAGTTACCGGCTTACCGGTTTTCCTTGATATTCTCTGACTATTCATAGACGCGTTCATAATTAACAAAGTTATTACACTATTTAAGTTTATATAATAATTAACATTGAATGTTAATATTATTTCAATAAATATGTAATTCATTAAATAAATTCTATTTATTTAACTTTTCTTTATTTTTATTAGGTAACATAAACTTTTGTTTATTATCTTTGTGAAACAATTACAAACAAATAAAAAATAACAACATGAAAAATTTTATCTTATCAATTGCTATTTATTCAATCATTGCTTTGTCTATCTTGCCTTTATGCTTATTCTTATTAAATAACACTAAATAATCAATTAAAACCAAAAAAAATGACAAAATTAGAAATTATTCAAGCCATTAATGAGATGACTCAAAATGAGTTAGTGCAATTAAATAATGAGTATTGCCAACAAATTAATGCCTCAGACAGTGTAATATTTATAAATGATGAGGAATTTTTTAATACTTTTTTTGATAATAAGCCTTTTGAGGTTGCAAGATCTACATTTTACGGAGATTATAACTTCTCTCATGAATATGTAATTTTTAACGGTTATGGCAATTTAGATAGTTTTAATTATATGGACGTTTCTAAACTTTGTGAATATGTTGAAACAATAGCTGAATATATAGAAGAAAATTTTAATGACTTTGAATATCTTTTTAATTAATCAACCAAAATAAAACCAAACAAAATGAACAATTCAACACTAGCCCACAATTTCGCAAATCGTATTAAGCCAGCCGGTAAAGGCTCAAACATGTTTTATAATAACGATACAATTTATTCATACGGTTATCATTTTCCGCTTGCAAAGTTCGTAAAGGATGCAAATGAGAACGAAGTAATTTTGTTAAATGTTAGATCTCGTTCAAATTCAACATCAAAACATCAAAAAATTGTTAGTTCCGCAATACCTACAAACATTAACAAAATTCATTGCATTAACCCCGAAAACAGTTTCTTTGCCAATTATGAAAATTTACTTTACCGTTTAAATAATGCTAACAAATTTATTAATAAAGCCAAAAAATCTATAAAATATAAAAACCAGCTTATAAGTAATGCAAAGTATGAAATAAATAATTTTAACGATTATGTAAATACGTTTAAAGTTGACGTTTCAAAGTTCGTTGAAGGCTTCGGAAAAATAGACTTAAATAACTTTTATAATGAAGTTTCAAAAGATGTTGATAAATTCGAAAATTCAGAATATTATCAAACATGGCTTTTAAATGCTGAAAAGCGTGAAGCCGAAAAAATAGCTAAAAATGTAATTGAACAGGCTGAAAACATTGCTAAATTCAGAAACTTTGAATTAATGTATGTTTATAACATTCCATTTAATCTATTACGTTTAAACGTTGAAAAAAACCAAATAGAAACAAGTTCCGGCGTTAAAATTTCGGTTACTGTATTTAAAAAGTATTATGAAAAGATGAAAAATAATACTTTAGTATTTGGCGAAAAGATTGAGCACTATGTTTATTTAAGTAAAAATGATGTTTATATAAACATAGGGTGTCATAAAATAGAATTAACCGAAATTGAAAATATTATTAATCAAATAGGTTAACTGATGAGGCTTAATTACCCGAAACATGGCAATAAAATGCCATGTATTAACCAAATAAAAACAAACACAATGAAAACAGAAATTTTAAAATTCTACACAAAAAACAAAACTGTTATTTTAATTACGCTCATTATCTTAATGGGCTATTTTTCAGGCATGTTAAAAAACAATTTATGAGTATAGACCTAAATTCAATCACTTATGAAGTATTCGACGAAGGTTTTACAATATTTCGTTATTACGACAATAATGGACTTGTAATACACAAAAAAGAATACTTATTTTACGAAATTCACGAAGCCAAGGAACTTTTTATTAACGAACTAAAACAAATATTTTTATGATTTATTTTACTACAATTGAGGACGCAAAGGAAGAAAAACTTAACCGCCCACATTTACAAATTGAATGGAATTTTTGCGCGTGTGGTTCATTAGAAGGATATTATAAGGAATATAACCCAATAACAAATAAATATGACGAAGTTTACGCATGTGACGAATGTTACATTCAAGCCGAACCAATACAAAGGAAATAAACAGTAACTTAACCAACTAATAAGCCCATACCTAAAAAGTATGGGTTTTTTGCGTTAATATAGGAGTCTTAATGTTTTGTATCATTCAGACATTTAAAGCTAAATAAAGCCCATTTAAAGCAGTTTAAACGATTAATAAAGGTTAATCAAGTAAAGCCCATTTTAACTACATTACTAACTAAAACAACATAAGCCATTTTAAGCCCATTTAAGACCATCAATTAAATTTCGATATCAACATATCAACTTTACATTTAAAGCCAAATTTATGCCATTAAAAGCCCTTAAAACATCATTTTATCAATCTTTCAGATACATTCTACTAAAACGTTTTACTAAACGTTTACTAAAACGTTTTACTAAAATTTTAGCCATTTTTTCACTTTTCACCCCAAAATCGACCTCAGACCGACAAAAATCTTTTCTTTTAAAAAAAAATTTAGACCTCTATTCAACAAAAACCCAAAAATTTTTTTTCAAAGTTCCAAAATCCAAAAAATATTTTTTCTCGACCATTAAAAAATATTTTCCGCAAAAACTTTTTAATAATGTGTATCTATATATAAGAAGAAAGAATGCGTATCTATATATAAGAAGCAATTATATATAAAATCCAAACAACCTTTATATATATTATATAAAGTAAACCTTAAGGTACACCCTTGTATTCTGTATTGCCGCAGCCCAACCACAAAGCCCAACCAGAAAGCCCAACATCCATCACTCATAAACAAACTCAATGCTACATCCAAATTTCTCAATTAGAGACAGTTTAAGCCCCTCTATGTCACAATCAATAGGAACATTGACTTTTATCTTTCGAATGAAATTTAGCCCATCTAAGTTCCTCAGACAAGTATCTATCTCATTGATATACTTAAGTACTGTTACATCCTTAATCCAAATCATATTATCAATCACTCCTAGGTTATGAATTACAGAGGCATGATGGTTGTTCATAACCTTAGCAATGTCCTTAAGCTTCATTTTAAAGTTATTCCTTAAAAAGTAAGCATACAACTGCTTTGCTACACAAATATTCCTATACCTTGATCTACCCATAACATCCGCTTGACTAACTCCCGTCACTTGGCTAACTATCGACAATAACTGCTCATGAAACAACATATATTTTATTTAATTGGTTTACTAAAATGTTTTACTAAATCGCTTTAGTAAAGTTTTAACTAAATCGTTTTAGGAAATCGCAGCCATAAATTCCCAAAACCGACAAAAATCCCTAAACCCGACAAAAACCTTTTATTTTAAAAAAAAAATAGCCGGTAACGCGATTTACCCATTTTACCATCGTTTCCTATTTTTCCCCTGCTTTTTAAATTCAGAAAAAAACACACGACCACATTATAATAAAGGAAAAATCGAGAAATCGAGTACTACCCTTGATAATCAATGAGTTACGCAAAAAAATCGCGTACCCAATCGCGTAGCAATCGCGTACCAAACCTCTATATCACGTACCCATTTCTCTCAAAATCGCGCTTCGCCTCCTCACTCCCAAAAAATCTATACACTTTTTTGCCTCCAGAAGCCTTTTCTCTCTTATTTAGGTACACGATTTTCAAAAGGGTACACGATTCTTCAATTGCTTTCACGAACCTTTTATTAGAGTATTCTTTCTTGTCAAAACCGCTCATTGCCAAGAAATCGTTGTACAATTGCTCCAACTTTATTACCATCCCATCCGTTTCCAAGCCAACAATAAAGTCAAAAAACTCATCCCCAAACTGCACTTTTATTTGCTTCCGTACTAACGAATCCGACTTTTCCATCTGCTTCAAACCGCTTCCCAAGTACCCACTCACACACATAAACAACAAATTATAAAACCTATTCCATTCATGTAAGTCCCAATCATCAAACAATTTATGTCCAAATAAGTCCTCCGGAGTATAGGTAGAGCTAAATGTAGGAGCAAATTCAAGCACCCTTTGCCTTCTTTTTGCGTGATTTCCAGAGTTCGGGATGGTGTAATTAGTGGTAAACATAACCTTTGGCGAGTCCGCGTAAGGGATAAAAAGCTCATCTTTGTTCTTCTTTTCAACGGTAACACCTTCAGTGATTATAGAGTAAAATCCCTCAAAATCAACGTTCCGCCTCGTATCTTCTATCGCCAATATTCTTGTATCAAGGTCAACCCTCTGAAATGCAAATGATTTGTCAAGTTTAAAGTTCTTACCATCCACTCTAACTGTGTTCAGGATATACGACAATGCCTTTACAAATATCCCCTTGCCAGTCCCTCCACCGGTCTGCTCATTGTCCGTTTCCTCAGCCAAAATCACCGCATAAGGTCGGCTCGGATCTTTATATTTATGCAATAAGTACCCAATCAACGACAAAGCATACATTGTCCTATCCAAATCCTTAGCACATATCTCAGAGATAAACCTATAATACTCTATGTTCTCACTATCAATATCCTCATCAATGGCTATATTAAAGTCAATTACTTGTGACTTCCAGATACATTTCTTCAATTCTCCGTAAGATTTAAGCTCAACTTTATCCTTTGTCACCACCACAACTCCGTTCCTAAATGGAAAGTAGCTTGTATTCTTGTCATCTTTCAAAAACTCGATGTCTGCCCTATCGAAGAACTCAAAAAATGCTTCTGAGAACAAAATAGACGAACCTTTATAAATAAGCTCTAACAAATCCTGCGGACTAACCTCACCATCAAAAGTATCCGGAAGCCTATCCACATAATCTTTGATGAACCTTTTTATCTGCTCCGTACTCGCCTCTTCAACAAAACCATCTTTAACCCTAATCAACCTATATATCGTACTATTCTCATCATAAAAATATAGCCTAAAACCACCTCTTTGAGTCAAAAATACCTGCAATTTGTACCGGTTAATACTTACCGACTTGTTACGTTCATTTATGTCCCAAAACTCAAGTATCTGCTCACCCCATCTATCTTCCAGCTCCTCAACAATCACTTTAGCATCAGCAACTCCTTTGTTATACTTTTTTACCAATACTGACACCATATCATCCGTACTCGCCCCATTCTGCTTCTTTGTGAACAATTCCTTCTCTAATTTACCGCCATGCGAAGTTTTTTTTTCACCATAACCCATGTCAAGCAACCTCTTTGCACACTCTTTAAAGTCCCCGTTACACTCCAAAAAACAAAAAACTGCCACTAATTTGTACCCTTTCTCAACTTTAAACTCAGTATTGGTAGAAAAAACGCTAAAAAGCTGCATTTCCTTGTTCCAAGAGCCACTATGCGCAGCATCACTACCTGGTCGCAGGAAGTATATCCTTTCCGAGTTCTCCTGCACTCTTTTCCATCCATGCCCACCCAACAAAACCTCAATATCTCCCCTCCTATTATAATCATCAAAAGGCGATAGCCCATACTCCTTAACTGATGGACGCAAATGTGCCTCAATGACTGCCTCCTCCATCACCTCATTAAAAGAGCGCATTATCATCATTAACTCCTCTCTCTCTTCCACATCCAACACATTTATGCCCGACTGCAACACCTCATACCCTTCAGTCGGAGGTGCAACTACATAACCGCCCTCTCCTCTTGTTTCAATTATGCAATAAGTCTTAGCTGATGGTGTACGACTAAGCTCCTCCGCACTCGCAGGTCTTGTTGCCAACTTTAGATTGCCTTCTATGCACTCGCATCTATAAGCCAAATGGTAGCCATTATTTCGCGTCCTGACAACGTGCAACTTAGCATATAACTTATCACTTATCCGCGCTCTAATAGCCTCCCAAAGCTCGTACGTTTGATATTTGGTATCAATGTCTATTACCTCCAAATTTCCGCTCACTTCACCACAAATAATAGCTATACCCTTGCACCTCGCATCCGCCATTTGCATCTCTAATTCCTGCTCCGTTATCAGCTCCGTTTGGTATTTCTTCCAACCAAAGATGGCTTGTTTGGAAGCATTGACCGCAATCGCATTTATGCCCAGTTTTAAATAGTCCATATTATTTATTTTCAGTTGTTCGGAATTTCCGACATACTCATCATTTCGTTGACGTCAACGATATGGTCTTTAATACTTAACTCAATCGTCTTACCTTTCAAGATATCCTCTATCAAGCCCTCTATCATCTCCCTTTGCTCAGGGTTTAGTAGTGGTATTAAGTCCTTAATAGCTCCAACAGAGAACGCATCCGACTCAATCTCAACCTTAATTCCTTTCCTTACCTCATCGTCAAAGTGTGGATAAGTAATGATATCTGACAATATCCACCTTAATTTACGGCTATACTGCCCAAATATTATTGCTCCACGAGTTGTTGGTGCTGACCTAATAAAATCGTTCATAAATTCATCAGCAATCTTAACGTGCTGAATTGCTTGTACTACGCTGCTTCTCATATTATTTATTTAATCTGTACAATAACCTGCATTGCATC